GCGTAATAGTGTGTGGTATAGGCGGTCTGTGTGATTGCTCCGAGTGACATCTGTTGTGCCGAGTTCATAGAGAATATCCTGCGCAAGGCTTCTGTCAGCATCTAGCGTACCTTCCCACTCTAATTTAGTACCCTGCGCCCAGCGCGACTGGCTCTGCATATCTAGTTCATCGCCTGTATTGAGGATAAGGTCGAACTTCTCTCGCTTCACTAATTTAATGAGATTCTTTACAGCTGCTTCATGATGAAAAGGTATCTGAAGATCGCTGATAATTAAATATCTCGCTTTAGTCATCGTCCTCATCTTCGTAATCGCCGAACCTTTCTGGTTCGACTGGATCAGGCAATATCCAAGCAGGGTAAGCAGATCGCTCTACAATGATTCCCATAACAGTAGATTCATCAAAGCCAGCCTTCTTAAGACTTTGAGCAAACTCAAACATTCCAATGCAATATGCATCTAGAGCTGAGTAACCTTGATCCTCTATTGCCTTAGTTGCTTTTCTTGCCATAGCAGAATGTTACCTGTCTAGTAAGATGTTATAGATTTCATCAACCCGCGAGTTGAGTCTTTTAATCTCAGACAAAAGATGCGTGATTACATATCCAGCAAGGCCACCAATGACACCAAGAGTTGCCAGATAGAAAGTAAAGAAGTCCTGCTGCGTCATTTCTTTATGCCAAGTGCTGTGTCGTTAGCATTGAGAAAGCGCAATACTGGTGGAAGGATGGATGCCACACCTGCTGCAATAAGAGCTTTAGGGTCAGTGACTCCAGCTGCTGCCATTGAGATTACTGCTACTAAGAAGGCTCTAGCCCAAGAACCTGCTGCTGTTTTTAATTCATTCATTGACTTGCTCCTAACATAGGTACTTGAAAAAAAGCACCATCATTGTCAGCTTCTTGCGAAAACGAGACATGACAGTGGTGGTTGTGTTTGTTTGAGCCTTCGTATGTTCGCCACTCCCAAGCCTTTTTGCTTGAGGCGATACGACCATCAAAGATAATGTAGGTAATGCGCTTTTCTTTTTTAGACTTGCATAAGAGACGAATCTGATCTGCAATATCTGGCATGAGGTCTGGCTTGCTCCGACCACTGACATCACGATCCACATCGATGGCACGAACCCAACCATTAGCATCGGGATTATGATCGCTAGGACGAGATGCGTGTCGGCTATCACCGATCCAGCCATCCGATGTGCGGTCACGACTTGGGTATGAGTCATCAAACTGCTCTCGTAGCTGACTTGCAGCTCTAGATAGTCTTGGCTTCATGAGCAATTATCTTAGTCAAGTGTTCCACTATGAAAGCAGTAACTTTGCCTCATCGGCAGTTATGCCTAGCTTGGCTAATAGTGCTGCCTTGTCGGATGATGCCTTTGCTTCTTGCTCGGCTTTCCAAGCATCGTATTGAGCAAAACCAGCCTCAAATTGTGCTTTAGTAATTGGCTCACAATCTAAAAATGTGATGCCTTCATACTCATCGCCAACAGCGACATAACCGCCGTCTGGAATCAACATACCTAAAACCTGTGATGTGTTAGCCATTATGCACCAATTTCCATAAGTGTAATCGTTGAAGATGAACCGCTATTTTGAAAAACTATTTGGCCAGAGTTGCTTGTGACTTCTGAGCGGCCTTGCAATTTATAGGTAGTTGAAGATGTAGTCGCTGGACTGTCTAAATAAACTACCGAATAATTACCACGCAAGTACGCATTAGCACCAGCCGTGCTAATGAATTGCCAGCCAATATCACCACCTGTCCAAGAAATAATAGTCGTTGATCCTCTTAAAAGTTGAGCCGCGCCACCAGCATTTTGATTTGACCTTGAAATTTCGCTATTAACTGACATAAGAACCAAGATTTTGGATGAACTTAAAGTCGGTGTAATTGAAAGCGTAATACCTGAATCTGTCATCGTTGTAGAAGCGATTGTTGTTTGAGTTGAATAAACTGTGCTAACAACCTGCAAAACTTTACCGCCGCCGCCTGCTGCTGGAGTTGCCCAAGATGGAATACCACTTGCAACTGTCAATACCTGACCAGTAGTACCAATACCCAAGCGAGCAGGTGTTGATCCACTAGAAGAATAAATTGTGTCGCCTGTAGTAGTAAGAGGATTTGTCATACCCGTACTATCGGCTGCCCACTCTAATCCTGTTGCTGTAGCACTGTTAGCTTTAAGAACTTGCCCATTTGATCCTACTGCTAAGCGAGCAGGTGTGTTATCGGCAGTTGCCGTAATAATGTCACCCTTAGCATCCACGATTGAGTTCTGGATAGCGTTTGGATCATCAAGAGAAACCCAAGCAGCGCCTGTGTAGATTTCAACTACGTCTGTGTCTTTGAGGTATGTAACCATTCCTTCTGCGAGAACGCTTGCAAGAGCAGTCGTGCGCGCTGCTGCACTAGCAAAGACCATAACTGTCTGTTGCTGTAGATAAGTATTAACATCGCTAGCTGATAGCACATCTCCTGTGCTAAACAGCTTGTAGCCTGCTCCTGCCATTGTTACTCCTTAGTAGCTAAAAGATGATACCCCTAAGATACCATATTGGGTAGAATTGAGAATGAATGCATCCAAAATGGGCTCGGCAGTTACGAAATTTACTTTCCAACTGTCTGGCTTGATTTGGTGCGAAATGCCAAAGACCTGTTCGGTTTTGGACAAAATGGTGCCTTGAGGTTGAGCAGTCGTAACTGTAATAGGATCAAAGAAATCCAAATCTAAAGCTGCAACAGTGCCAGCTGTGTAGTTATCTTGCTGCAAATCTAAAGTAAGTAAATCCACGCGGGATGTTGTGTCCTTACGAGATGCCACAAAAGCTTGAGCATATTGAAGAGCTTCTGCGTCTGTTTGAAGAAGAAGGCCAGATTGATTATATGAGTGGGTAAAATACTGAATTATAGAATCAGCATCTGAAGCTGTTTGAACAGTACCACCAGCTCGAGTAATAGTAGCCTTGTTGTAAATTTGAGTATCGTCTAAAACCCACTTGACATCAAAATACCCTATACCAGTTCCATCATCATTAAAAACAACAGGGGTATAACCTATAGAGCCAGTTGTTACGCTGCGATCTTGGAAAACGCATTTGCCATCTGCCCCCATGTAGATAGCCCCATATTCTGTTAAGGCTATATTTTGAAGTGCCGCAAGTGCAGTTCTTTGAGTATTAGGATCGTTCTGGACAAGGGTTTGCCCTGTATCAATATCGCGCATAGAAGCTGGCCATTGAATAGTGTCCAGAATTTTGGTTACTCTTGAGCCACTTGTTTCGCCCGCTGTAGCACCAGTAACACCAAAGAATTGCGCGTTATTAAATAATCTAAATCCATCGACTGCGCTGATTGTTGTGTAGACTAAATCTCCAGCAAATTTAGGAGTGCTTGTATTGTAAGAAGTTATGTAACCCGCATATAAGGGATAAGAAACTCCATTATATGTAGCAGTAATGGCAATCTTGCGCATTGGGCTTAAATAAGAATAGTAAGGTGAGCTGCTGTTTTGGGGATTGAACGCGGCAGTCTGGTCAAGAATCCGAACAGAAGCAGTGCCAGTGTTGAATTGTTCAGCTGATAGTTGGCGGCCTCTATTGGTACTAATTGTATCCACTAGGTCAGACACATCTACAACAAGATTTCCAACATCTGATAAAAAATCTAAACTTCCTAATTTAGATTGATCTAAAATAAATGGGTTGCCAAATGTTGCACCCGTACTAAAGTTAATAATTACATTTATACTAGGCCGACTCATAATGCCCCAGCAGTGGTTAGGTAGTCTCCCTGCTTGTTAAGTCTAATAATAGTGTCCTGAATAAGACCTGAAAGTTCATCTGGATTAGAAACAGTATTGGCATAGATATTGACCACATAACCGCCACCCATTTGAGCCGCCGCTTGAGCTGCGTATCTTGCTCCAGATAATGCTGCTGCTGTAGTCAGACCAGCACCAATACCCATAGCGAATGAACTTTGTGCAACTTGGCTAGTAAGAGAAACTGCCGATGCGACTGCTGCATCTGCTGCTGCATTAGCTGCAATTTCTTCTGCCCATTTTTGTGCGTCTGTTTTTGTTCCTGCACCAGTAGTTCCACCTGTACTACCACCAGTAGTTCCACCTGTACTACCACCAGTAGCACCGCCAGTTGTGCCACCAGCTGTTCCACCAATAACTTGGCCACTTGGTAGAGTCAAAGTAGGGAACTTAAACTTG